CAATCTAGATGAAGACGAAAGAAGGCTGCTATCTTCTCGATATGCACCGGGTCTTGCTCCTTCTTGTTTTTGCATAGAGGATATTTCATCTAGTGCAATATAATCAATTTGAGTAATACCCTGTGAGAAAGTTGCTCCGTTTGCAGGCTGATTAACCTTTATCGTTGGAGTAAACCACAAAGTACCATGAGGTAGTTTGACCTTACCATCAAGTGCCTTTTGTAAAGAATTGTAATGTCTAGTTCCGCTGGGAAGATTCAATCTTCCGCCATTTCCGCGATTTAATTCTGAAAAAGGAATTCCAGATTTCTTTGCTTCTTTTTCTCGGCCCTTGAAGTATGCAACATAGTTATAAAACTCGTCATCAATAGATTGGTTGTCCGAGGCAAACCAAAATGCCTTTTCATATGATCCTGAACTATCTGGGGTGAGCGGATTTGTATATTGATCATTATCAATAATTCTTTCACTGGTATCGTATGCTACAATGCCCGCGGAAAAACGATTTCCTGCCACCGTAGAAAAGGCAGAATTCCCCCCTATGTCTCTTGCTCGGACAGTCAGTCGATAAACACGATTCTCGCCTCCATATCCATATCTGTTAGAGTATACAAGTTGACGATAATCTCCATTACCAGACGCAACACTGTTGTTCCCTATTTGAAGTGCCTTTCCTCCAAAGGAACCAAAAACACTATTGGTCACTAATTTTATTTGCCCCTCACCATCTCCAGTAGTGTGCCAAAATCCTGTATTTGAATAAAATATATAATTTCCCGACTCCTGAGTATTGGCATGTCCTAAAATAACATTTGCATGACCCCAAGGAGGATTGGTGCTATTTGCCCGATAGGCATGTCTGGAATCGTAAACAGAAACAACCGCGTTGGCAGTTTCCGGCCCTTGAAATCCATCAAACAAAAGCAATTTCTTTGTAACAGGAAGAATTACTGTGTTTGCACAGACAGACGTATTTGCAGATCCTGCTTCTGAATAATAAACATCCTCATGAATATCAAATGTTCCCGAATAATTTGACAAATATACATGAGCAACTTCTTTAGTGTTTTCTAATATTTTTTCGGGATGAGTTACTTCATTATATTTTGAAGTTAGGGGCTTGGGAATGGTATAAGAAAAAGAAAGGAGGTTAGGCGAAAAATTTGTTATTGTATTTGCAACCCTTCCTGTTATAAAAGTATCAGAGCCTTTCGGCATAACTTCAACTCTCTCAACAGTTCCATACGCACCAGAGTTGGCACCCACAATTTTTTTATTCTCTATTCGATTTAATCCATCAACATAATTAACTCGTATTCTAGCCCTTTTTACATAGTCGCCGCCACTTGCAATCAATATATCTTTACTGGGAGAATAAATTTCTATATCTTCGTTATAGAGCAAACGAAATAACATCTTAAAAGAATCTTCTGTGCCAACTGCCTGATAAAAATTTACAAGATTCTTATATAATGTGGCTTTATTTGCTTCTGAATAAAGGTCTTGTGGAAAAGCATATGCATACTGACGACGAAACATCTCAACAAAATTATCAAAATCCGTCTTGTCTACATCCCTAATATCCTGCAAAATTTTTGCCGCTGTATCGGCACCATAATAATATACACTGGAATTTGATGTTGTTGCCATCAGGGAATTGTTTGCCATAAACTCATAATACTTTTCAATAAAGTTTACAAATTTAGGATGATCCTGTACTACGAATTCGGGTATATTTTGCCGAACTTGCAATGAAGTCTGATGACCATTTGATGTCCTTACAACGTTTCCCATAATGTATTCAGTTTCCTCTTAGTATGATCGTACTTTATCTTCTACAACCCGCAAAGTGTCATCAACACAATTTATTATAATATCATCAGGTTCAATTGTAATGATTGTATTTCTCTTTGGTATAATATCCTGAATTCTTGGCTTCGCATGAATGTAGACATAATCCGACCCGTCTTTAATTTCCATCGAGACAAACTTTCTAAGCCTCACGCTTCCCACACCATAATCTATCGTACCAACATTTTTTTCAACAACTTGATAATCCATAGAATATGTATCCAAGCCGCTGCCACGATAACCCCTTGGATTTGTTTTTGGTTGCTCTATTGGAACCAATGAATCCACCTTTGTACTCGCAGCAACAATTTTCATTATACCATTTTCATCTATAAGCATACAATTATCCACATTCTTATATTTAAACAGAGTAGACTGAACAACTCTCATATGATCTTCATGTGGTCTATGAATTGGATTATCGAAAAGAATAGTAAACTCACCCTGAACTCTGGGCACGGGCTTAAATCTCTTCTTCATCGCAACCGTCATATTGTTGTTCATAATACTCACTTCCGTATCATCAACAACTCTAGATAACGTAGAGTATCTAAAATACTGATCAAATTTACTAAGATCATTAGAAGCATAGGTTAATATATTTGCCTTAACCAATTCCTTCAATTGATCTGGCGTTCTCGTCGTCTTCCTTGGATCATACGCAAAATTAATATCCGGCACAATAAACATATAATCTGGATCAACAAATTTTGGTCTTATTGAAACTACATTTCTTCGCTTCAAAATATCTTCACCAATCCTTTGCTCTTCTGCTTCAGAAAGAACAAAACCAGTCTTTGGTTTAACACAAATATACACCCTACCGTATTCTGGAGGATAATTCTCTTCACCGCCCCATACACGAACCGCATCCACTAAATTATAATCATTTTCTAAACGGGTCTTATAGTCGTTTGCAGTAACAACTCTCTTCTGTAACCCAAACTGCCTTGGTGCCTGAACTCTAATTGAAGAAGTAGTCTCTCTTTCTGCGCCGCCGGAGGCTCGGGTAAAACCGGGGCTCAAGGTCACTGATGAATCTGTCATTCCTGCCACAGTGTCCGCCGGAAAAAATGTAGATGCTCCATTTCCATCCGAACCGAGAATCGAAACATTATATGTAATTAGAATCTGATCGCCATTGCTAGGCTTCTTGCCAACTGAACCATCTCCGAAATAGATTTGATACTTATTTTGATCGCCTTCTTGAAGAAAATATACTTTAGATGTTGAAGTTACTTCTGTAATATCATCAGCCAGTTGATAAGTCTCGCCTTCCACAGAAACGCCCAGAGTAGTTGTATCAATGTTCTCATTTGGAATTTCAAATATCTCGTTATTGGTGCCCAGAACAGTATAGGACGTTGTGGCAGCAATACCTTCCTTTATCTCAATAGAAGGAATCTGATAAGTTTCGGTGATTGCGTTGTATAGTGCAACATGAGCTTTGGATGTAAGAAACGTATACGTGTCCGTTCCGATCTTTGAAGTAAATTTAAAATTCTTTGGGATAGTCACCGATCTGGCTGAACTGGTAATATCAAAATCCACATGAACCGATGCTCCTCTTCTGGAAGACGGAACATACCCAAGATGCTTGGCTAAAGACACGACCGAGGATCGTAGGCTTGCGCTATCCATAAACATTTCGCTCGCGAGCATGTTGATATAAAATCCGTTATAATGCGTATTATATGCAAGAACATCAAGTAGAATGTTTAATGCAGATCCGGTAAAATCATAGTCCTTGAAATCATCCTGCCCCTGAAGATATGTTCTTAGTGCAGTCTTGATCGAATCAAAGTCAAGTTCAGTAATTTTTAAATTATTAGTTGTTGTTATGTAATCCGACATTTATCTTGTTCTCTCTAGCAAAAATGTTGTTTGGCGCTCTACCTCTTCGTCGATAATAAAAAATCGCAAAGAAACATAATATGCATTTTCAGCTTCATTTGGCGTAACCTCAATATTCGTCAGACTAACTCTCGGTTCAAAATTATTTATTGCTTCGATTATATCACTTTTAATTCTAAGTGAAGTGGCATATGTCATAGGTTCAAATAATTGCGCAGATAGATTTGAACCGATTTCTGGGTGGAAGGGTCGTTCATAATGATTAGTGAGTAACAAATGACGAACAGACCGCACAACTGCATCGGCATCCTGCTTCATGCTTAGTTTTCCTGTGTTTGGATGAGCAACAAAATCCAAATCAAAGTCTGACCATCGCTTTGCTATCGGCAAGTTACATTCCTCCTTCTATTTATTTAGGCAACTAACTTGGGTCATCAACCCGGATTCTTAAATTACCAAAACCATCAACAGTATCTTTGATAATCTCATCTACATTAGATGCAGTTGCAGTAGAGTCCTTAAATAATATTTCGCCGCCAGCTTGAATGCTCATACTTCCGCCTGCAATAAGGTCGGCATTTCCTTCTGCGGCAATCAAGGCGTCTTTTGTAACTCGCGCGGACATATTATTTTCAACCACAGCATACATATTATTTTTTGAATTCACAGTTGCATCGTTTTCGGTCTTTACCTTGATATCACTTTCACAGTAAAAATCAGCCTGACCCACAACATGCACCGCACAAACTCCATCAATTTTTACACCCTTGTCTCCTATGGTAACAGAAAAATCATCCTTGACGACTTTCGTAACCTTTGTTCCGTCAGGATGTATTTCATAAAACGTTCCAGTTCTATGAGTTTCTTTGATTCTCTCTGCACCGGGAGTATCATCTACTTCGCGCAAATGACCGCTATCAGATTCTTCTACTGTATTAAATGGATACAAGGATGCATATGGATTTTCTGGCTCTGGTATTTCTGAAGTATCTGTTTTAACAACTGACGTTAATGCTTCCATATGAGCTTCGGTAGGAGTATCTTCAACCACACCCCGTGCCAACCGCGGAACGTTAATTTCATTTACTTTAAGCGAACCATAATCTGAAATGTCTTCGTGTATTATCTTTCCATCCTCTACAGACAAAAGGGTTTTTCTGGGCTGATTCTCAATAACACCACCGGCACCTTTACGATCATCTACAAAGCCAGTAAATCCAATTCGATCAATTGGCTCAGAAAGATTAACCGCATCAACTGGGTCTTCATTCTCATCAAATCCAAGAGGACCACCATATCCCGTATTGATTGTTCCCATCATAACTAAATCTTGACCAAGTTTTCCGTCACGATAAAAACCCATGACTCTTGTTCCGGGTTTGAGCCCTACAATCTTTCCATGAGGATTGTTCAAAGGGAGAACTGGATACGCCCAAGGCAATTCAACTCTAGACAACTCTTCCTTTAATGGTGTGTTGTGACCAATAACGCGAACCTTACATCTACCTGCACCCGTTGGGTCCAAATTATCTTCAACAACACCTTCCCACCAATGAAATTTTCCTTTCTGCATATCTTACGCCTTTATCGGAAGTGGGTTGGTAAACGAATCTGCAACAACTTCCATTGTTGTGATATACTGATTATCAACAGAGGAAATGCGATGCTGAACTTTGGACACCAAATACCTACCAGACAATAGTTCATCGAGATTTCCACCAGTCTCTTCTAGGGTAGGAATTTTGAGTTCTATAATTTCTCCAATTCGCCTTTGGCTATCACCAGAAACAATAATTTGCAAACGTATTGCATTGATCTGTCTCATTTGAGAATTTCTTATTAACTCAGACTCTTCTCTCTCGTCTGCATAATTTGTTCTCGTATCAAAGGAGCCATAGTGTTTTGGGACAAATCGAATGTTTGAATTTTTTCTTTTACTGTATGTCGGATTGTTTATCAGCGATGTCTTGCCCTGGCCCATCGAAACCTCATTATAATTAACCGACTTATACTTTGAATAAGACTCATCATAATTAAAATTGGAATAAGAAACCTTTCGCTTCATTAGGTCATTGCTGACTAAAGTGGACCCATAAACACCAGATTTAATATTTGCAATGGTGTTCGGCAGAGAAACAATCTTATATCCACGCACGGATGCCAGTTTCCTCAAATCATTCTTTTTACCCGACGGCGGATCTATTACATATGTAATTGAGGGTTCTACCTTCGCAGGATCAACCAAACTCTCCAAAGATGTAAACTGAAATATACCATCTGACTGCTCAAATAAAACATAATTTGCGCCCTGATATTCCGCAGATCGAGACACCTTGGTTATCATGTTCAATACATCCAACGGTGATTTGTTGTTAATTATGAGACTGCCTTTATTTTTTGTTTCTTCTGTATAAATTTTCTTCTTACCCACGGCATTCAATGGAGTAAATATATCCTTTGCCATATCCGAATACTTTACTTCTCTATATGCACGATTTACTTTAAGCTGATCTGCCGTGACCTTTTCTGCCGAACAAAACTTCAAAGTAATAATTCTAGTATCCTTATTGGGTCTGGTCAATCCAACATTATAAACCCTACCGATAAAATCAATCTCTTCTTTCTGTGGGGTTTTAAATCTTAACTCAATAATCTCATCTCCCACCAATGCCATCTCATTAAAAATATTAATTTGATCATTAATAGAAACTTCACCAGATATGAACTGAGTGTCTCCGGCAATTAAACCCATACTCTCGGTATAGGTAATAGAATTCCATGACTTTGATGAAATTTCCTTTAGTTGTTTTCCGCTAGATGATATAACGTTAAAATGAGATACATCAACATCACCTTGCCCCTTATTTGCATCTTCACTCATAGTAGATTACCTTCTAAAAACAACCAGATTTTCAAAAGCATCAATAAATTCTTGAACTAAATTTCTTCGTAAAAGCACAATATCAGAGCGTTTGTCATTTTGTTCTATTTCATAATTTAACGAATATACAGTCCTGACACATTCGCTTGAAGGAAAAATATAAGTTGAAGATGGCACGCCATTTACAGTTCCGGTATAGCTAAAGGTATAAGTGTCGTCAGGAACAATTATACCTGAATGCAACACAACGTCGCCGACATTAAAGGCATCGTTGTTTGCTGTTGCCTTAACCTCTTTCGTCTCATAATGATGAACTTGTGTAGATGCAGCCTCCGCGCTCCCATATTTTTTGACAATAAACCGTTCAAACGTAAAGGAATCCATAGGCCAGCACCACTGAGGATCTCTAATTTCATTCATCAGAAGAATGACCCAATGATAATTAGCATTGTCATAATAATTGTAGGCAACATGCTCGGGTTTTTGCCCTTCCTGAACTCGATAGTTGTAATATATTGTTTTGTCTGTTCTGGCTTCTAGAGTTGCCCGAACTCTCTTAAATATATCTGTAACCACTTTATATTCAGTGCTTCCGTCAAAAGCCCTATATGGGATCGTGGGAAGGTAACTAAAATATCTACCATTCGGCATGATTAGTATCCTGCTTTCATGTCTTGCCTTGTGAGCAGTTCGCTTTCCATGAATGTCAAGGTAATGTCGGTTTGCATTGGACGCCCATCATAAAAAGTATGATTCGTTCCGTCACCAGAATAATTTACTGTAATATTTTGCAAGGCACATGGCTTTAACTTGTGCAATTTTTCAGTATTCCAATATTCAATTTCAAACATTGATGGATATCCCCAATATCTACGAGAACCATCAACTTCGGCAGGAGGCGCAGCAAATGTTTTGAACATCTGA